CGTTATTGAGAGTAACCTGTGTAGAACTGTCAATAGATACAATCTTAGTTCCAACTGGATATGATCTACCAGAACTGATAAACTGACCAATTGCTAAATTGTCTGTATTTGTTACAGTAACAGTTTTTGATCCTTGTAAGTAAGATACAGATATATCAGTGTAATCCCAGTTACGAACTGCTAGTTTAGCTAGTCGTGTTGCATATGCAAATATTGCATTAGATTGTGTTTTATTATTTTGAATATAAAGGTAGTCACTTTGATCTGCATATGTGTCACCGTATAAGACAGTTTTTACATTTCCACCAAATCTAATATCATGTTGATATGCATCTAAAATTTCTCTAATATTTTGTTGATAGTCGTCCTTCTTAGTACTCCAATCAAGTGATGGATAAGTTACCTCACCATAACCAACAGTTTCATTAATAATAAACTCAACGTTTCTTTCAATTTGATTAGCAGCATCAATCCACGTTCCACCACGTTGGAATATATTTCTTATCTTCTTGAAGTATTTTGCATTGTATCCAGCTGCTCCCTCTCCTTTAAATGCAATATATTTTGCATAGAAAGTAACACCATTATAAGGAGCACCATCTTTTACACCAGGTCCTAGTGGTGCTGTAGAAAATATAATTTGATCACCAGAAACTGTATAAGCAATATCAGGTTCTTGTAAAACACCATCTAATGTTACAATTAAATTCTTTGCACTATATGGAGTAAAAGGTGTATCACTCTCATCTCTTAATTGGAATGATGTTGTTCCAACACTTTTACTCTTTTCATCTAATACACCATCAAAAGGAGCACCTAATTTAATTTCAAAAGCACGAATCTCATTAAATAAGAACTCACTAGTTGCAGCAGATCCAACTGCTTTTTTAATTCTTTGATTCTCTACCTTTTGTATAGTTTGTGTTACTATCCTTGTAGTATTCTCTACTGTAATCTTATTTTTATTAGGATCCCAAAGTTGAATCACACTAAAATGTGATGCCTTTGGTAGTTCTGCTGGCATCTCTGTACTAGCAGTTCCCTCTACATCAACTTGTCCAAATAACTTAAATCCAGCTGGATGAGTAGTTGACTTTATAAGATCACGCCATTGATCAATAGGAGTTTTAGACTTAACAACATAAGAATAATCTTGATAGAAATTACTATCAATCATTCTTTGATTAGATACACCTAAACGACCTTTGTCTGATTTGTAGTATCCAATGTTATCATAGAATGATGAAATCTCTTCTTTAAGAGTAGAAACAAAAATTGCTTTTACTGTTGCAACAGTATTTGAAATATAACCAATGATTTGTACATTTTCTCTAATAGTTCCTTGTACATCATCTAGTTTTAATAAATTAGAATCTAATCTATATTCAGCAACTTTTGCTCTTAATACCTCTACACCATTTACAGTTTGAGTTACAAGTTCACCTTTTTTATATCTTGCATTTGCAGATAGAGATTTTAAAGAAACTACGTACTTAGAACTAAAAGTAGATGCTACAGTTTTATCCAAATGATAAGCACCACCATTGTTAGTAATACTAACGCTTTGTGGAACACCAATGGTATCACTTTCAACATAAGCTTCTACATCAGTTTCAATAATTTTAATTTTAGGAGCATAAGTGTATCCTTTGCCAGGACTATCTACAACTATAGAAAATATCTCTCCATTTCTAACAATAATTTTAAATGTTGCATCTTGTCCATCACCATCTACAATTAATACTTTTGGTTTTGAATAATTAGAACCTTTATTTGTAATATTAACACCAGTAATTACATTTGCTGTAGAATCATACAGTACAGTAGCAGATCCTCTAAAAGATTCTGACTGATCAGCACCCACAATAATTGGAACTTTTTTATAGTTTAATCCAAGGTTTATGATATTGACTTTATCAATCTTACCGACAGCGAACTGACCAGTAGTAGTGTAAGAAATGGATCCAGAACCATCCCAAAGAGGCTGACTACTAACATCATAGACAAAACGATTTGATGTGACATAATTGATTGTATTAACTCCTTGTAGTGGATCTGTTATAATACTGAAGAAAGCATTATCAGTGCCAACAATATTCTTTCTATCAAAATAGAAGAAGTTAGCAAAGTCTGTCCCTACTCTATTGGTATAGGTATTACTTGGTAATCTAGTTCCATACCCAAACTTAACATTTGTAAATGATCCTGCAGTGCCAGGTAAATTTGTAGATGCTAGCTTCTCAATAGTAATCAAGTTATAATTATTACTTGGACTAATATCAAAATAAGTCCCAGTGAGACTAGAATGAGACGTATCAAACGTATACTTATAAAACTCTTGTAAATTTATGTTAGGGTTAGGTACAAACGTACTATTGTCTTCTGAAAATTCAAATTTATATGCAACTTCTCCTGCAGACTTAACAGAAACTAATCTTTGAGGATTGCTACTATCAAAGAAGCTAGAACTTAACACAACTTTACTTGCATTAGATGTTAATGTGCTGTAATCATATACAATAATAATTTTTTGTGTAACAGGATCATATGATTGTACATAACCAGTGGTTGCTGTAGAGAAAATAGCATAGTTAGATGTAAAGTTATATCTCGCATTGTAAAGAGATATAGATTGACCATCAAAATGATCTACATCCTCAGTTCCTTCTTGTCCTCTAATAACATTGAAGACTTTACCATTGATAGATTCAATTTTAATAACTTCTTCACCGATCTGAATTAAATCATTAACAGCATAACCATCTGACTTATCAACAGTAATAGATGTGCTACCAGCAGCAAGACCAACATGTCCAACATACATAGCAAATCTAGCAGTGGACTGTGATGCACCAGATCTTACTAAGTCTTCATCTGCAACTCCAAGATAATCTCCTCTCTCATATCCAGAACCAGCAGTTTGTAATTGTATTCCAGAAACTATACCTGCAGCAGATACAGTAAAGGTAGCAGTTGCTCCAGATCCTGATCCGCCAGTAAGAGCAACACTAGTGTAAGTACCAGCTGTATAATCAGCACCACCGTTAAGGATTTCATATCTTCCTATTCCTGTGAAATCAATTGTAGTATTATTTACAGGAGGAATTAGCACAGCTTCCTGATATAACCTCTTTCTCAAATAATATGTTTTATTTTTAGTTGCATCATTTGGATTAATACTAATATCTACTTTATCACCAATACCAAGTCCGTGAGCATCAGCAGTCTCAACTAAAGCAACACTTTGATTGACTTCAAATGGTTCTAGATTATCACTAAGTGATGTGAGTCTTACAAGTCTAGTTCCAGATGTATTGAATAAATCATTAGACTGTATAAAGTATGCATCATCAACAATCCATGTACCGCTGAGAACCTTGATCTCTACTACGTTTTGAGAGGATGTTCCTGCTAATACTTCAGCAGTAGCAATAGGTGCATTAATACCATCAGTCAAACTTAATATTGCACCTTTTGTATAAGAACTTCTTTGATCTAATAAAACGTTAAATGTTTTGATAGTTGCTGAGAATGTTCCAGTATCATCAAATGTTCCATTTACATTTCTAAGAACAATAGTGTTATCATTCTTGACTGTACCAACAATAGAACCAAACGCACCAGAAGAAGGTTGATTTAATGTATCATCAGCAAATAGATACGCATTTTGTATGGTTGTTAGTCTTACTACTTTATTCTCTTTACATTCAATATAATTTACATCTCTACCTTCAACAGATGAAATAATAGCTTCTGCTTCAGAACCCTCTGTCCCTCTGTTCTCAAAATAGATTTGTGAATTTATAGAGAAGTTTCTAGAGCTATCAATAACATCAATATTATCAACTGTTCCAGATTTTACTTCAGAGATACTAGCAATAAGTCCTTCTCCATTTCTCTGCATTCCTGCAGAGTAAATCTTTTTAGCACTCTTAGGAATGTCATTCTGACTTATATCAGAATTGTAATTACTATCAACAGGTAGAGAATAGAAGTTCTCACCTACAACGTATGGGTATTGCGGTACTTGATTGCTATTAATAGTAATGAAATAAGCATAAGTTCCTTTCGGAAATTCTGGGGTAACACAAAATCTTCCATTGTTCTGATCTAATGTACCACTCTTATGAGAGTAAGTGTAATCATTGTTAAATGTACCTAATGGGTAAGTGGTCAATGAAGGACCTTCTCTACGAGTTCCATTTAAAGAATAACTAGATGTCATTCTAGTAATAGATGACGTAGAATCTAAAGGATCCTCGTAACCAAATGCACCATAGATTGGATTGCCATCATAAGCAAATCCAATGATAGGAGAATGAGTTTTTGTGGCAGGTTCAGTTCCTGCACTATTAAGGTTATCTCCTAAAGTAACACGTAAAGCTTTAGGATTAGCAAGGTAACCATAACCATATTCTAGAACATTATCATAGTTTGCAAAAATATAACCATTTTCTGTGTCAAGATTATTTTCTAATTTTGTATATCTGTTAAAATTCCATTCCTTTAACATAGGAATACCTGTTGCATTTTCTCCAACAGGAATCACATCTACAACGACTGTATTTTGATTGTAAAAGTTTCCTTCTGCATTTTTCTCAAATCCAATAATCTCACCATCTGTATTAACAACAGCAGTGAAGTCTGCAAATCTACCTCTTCCTGCTCTATCTCTAATTCTTATAGTTGGAGGTGATGAATAGTATTCACCAGCATTATCAATAATTAAGCTAGTAACTTTTCCACCTGTTACGACTGCACGAACAGATGCATTACGACCAGAGGTAATAGTAATATCTGGAGTTCTTGGAAAGATGTCATTAGTATCAACAATAATACTTTCTACTACCTGTCCAGTCAATATTGCTCTTGCTTTATTAGGAACTTGATCAACTAAAACAAAAGGTGGAGATACGTAACCTCTACCTTGAGTGTTAACCTTAATTTCTTCTAATTGACCAAAACGAACACTATCATGATCCTTGTAACTGTAGACAGGAACACCGTTTAGAAGAATTCCAACATCTCTTCTTGGTGTAGGATATGTCTCTGTAGTTCTAGTAGCTTCCTTTCTGATTAGACGAAGAATTTTCTGATCTAACAAAGTTTCATTAACTTGAGACCCATCTAGAATCTTATGTGAGGGATAACTTGAACTTGTAATGTAATAATACTGATCATCTGCAAAAATAGATGATACATCAGTAGTCAACTCACTTAATGAAGTTTGAATGCTAGGTAAAGTTGGAACATCTGGTGCATTTCCTGTATCTTGTAACCATCTTACTTGGTTTGTAGACAGATCAATAATTTTAGGATCATTAGTCTCAAAACCAGGATTAGATACTTGTACTTCATCGCCAGGACTAGCATATGGTTGTGTACTGTCTGGTTTTAAATTATAGATTACACCAAATGTAAGAAGAGTAACGTCACTACCACTGATAGTAACTGGTCTGTATACAGAAGTTCCAGTAGTATGTGCAATAGCTCCTGATGGTTGTCTATCCTTGATAATAAACTGAGTTACAGTCTTCTCCTCAAAAGTAATTGTCTCCTCTCCTAAGAGAATAGATCCAGTCTTACCCCAACCAATAGTAGATGATACATTGATTCTATTTCCAGTGCTATCTGTTCCTGCTACTGGTTTTATTAGTTTTGTTTTTGTTGATACCTCAAAAGAACCATTGACTGTCTCTGGTGCTAATACAATATTATAAATTACCTCGTTGTCAGAAGTTCCGTCAGCATAAACGTTATCTACTACAGCATCAGCATATCCATATTCTTCAGTAGCTGTCTGTACAATCTTCTTTCCAATTAAATTTTTGATATCACCTGATACAAGTTTACACTTAAGTGCATATACGTTTATCCAATCTGCGTCAGATGACTTATATGTAAAATCTCTTGGTTTATAAACTTCTGGTTTGTTACTATCATCCTTTGCGACAATAGTATTAAAAACAAATTTGATAGAACTAGTGGTTCCTTTTGCTTTATAGAACTTCTGAATGTTTTTAATCAGAGTTCTCTTATCTACTTCTCCTCTAAGATATTTTTCTGGGAATGAACCAAGATACTGAGCTTCAAAATTCTTTACTAATGCATATAAGAAAAGATTACTTACGTTAAGAACCTTCTGACCAGCATTATGTGGTGCTGCATCTGTGCTGGTGTACTCTGACGAGCTATAAAGATCACCAAGAGTTGTGTTACCA